GTAAGGTGTTCCTGTAACTTCAGGTCCTACAGTAGTTAATTTAATATCTCTACCTGCAACGATATCAGTGAAATCACCAATTTCATCATCAGCAGCCATATTTAAAAACTCTTGATAAACTTGTTGACCAAATTGCCATAGTTTAACACCTTCGTCTTCTTGTCCTCTTACTATAACAGGAGCAAAAATACGAACTTTAGCATCAAGCTTTTTAGCTAATCGCCAATTTTCTCTATCGTTAGTTCCTCTAAGTTGCTTAGCAAATTCCATGATCGGATCTTTATCCCCCCAGTTTTGAGGTGAGGACATAACTCTTTTACTACCAATTCCGTAGTAAAACATCATTTCCGTAAATGGGTTTGCTTTGTTGTACTTAGAAGGCACAATTCGAATTAATTGTTTACCTACTGAAGGTTTCCAGAAGAGATTCTTACTACTTCCACCACTGTTGTTTGTTTTTTGCTTGTTCAGTGACTCCAAGCGTTGTTTGATAACGTTTAAATCCATAATATAACTAATTTTTTATTTATAACTTAAATATACGAACAATAGTTTGGGTATCCAAACTAAAGTTCAATTATTTTGTAAATCTTGGTTTTTAACTGTTTCAGCTCATCATGCTGAGTTAACAAGATTGTATTTTTGTAGTGTTGCCATTCAATTGGAAATCTAGTATCAACAACTCCACCATTTAAACGTTTAATTAACTCATTTAGAGCATTAATCGTATATAATGTATTAGAGTCCTTTTTACGGTGAACCAAAATGGTATTGGATGGTATCTCAGAAATATTACCCTGGTCAATGTTGTAAGTACAAACATACTCATCATTGCTCTTCACGTGTAATACAAATATTTTATTGTACATCACCTTGTATTTAGATGTAATCCCATCAATCAAATCATCTAACCCCTCAAGCGTGGTAAAGGTACAAAATAGTTTATTATTCAAATCGCGTATATTAAATGTAGAAAAGTCTATAAAATCGTCTACTTTATACATATTAACATTATTCTCCAAAATCGTAGGTGTCTCCATAACTGTGTTTTACTTGTAATTTATATTTTTTAAATATTTTTATAACTTCTCTTAATAACTCTCTTTCACTATTGTCTAAATCAAATAAAAACGAATCGTAAGTATATAATATCAACTTAGTGTTTTTACCTCTCAATACCTTAAATATTTCCCACAAGATACGAACGTTAGTAGCGGTTTCCAAATTTTGTAACACATATGATAACAACTTTTGCGGTTTCATATCTTCCAACACATCATTTTTATAAATGTGTTTTGAAACAGGACACTCAACAAAACCCTCATTTTGAAAACGAGCCCACAAATCGTCAGTATATACTTGAACTTTTTTAAAGAATTCCAGATCCTTATATTGATCAAATACTCCTCCGTATAGTTGTTTGAACGTTAATTCCTTAGCTTTCTTGTAATCCACTTGATACATTTCGGCAAACGCTTGGTGAATATCTCTTCCACAAAAATCGTAGCCGATAAGATTAGCCAAAAGAGTTGGATGATAAGCACTAATATCCAATTCAAACAACAAATCATTACTCGGGATAAAACACTGTCTGTCTCCGTTGGTTTTATTAATTGCGGCATAATTTACTCCTTTAAATCGGTTTGAAGGTCTTGTTGTAAGTGTCTTGAAGTTAAATTGGCTGTAGACGGTATTGGAATCGAGTAAGTGAAAACGCGATTCAAATTTTTCTCTGTCAACTTGTATACCACTTCTTTCAATGGCGTTGAATACCACTGTGGCTTTGTTATTGTAAAACTCATTGATTGGTTCATCAATTCTATTTTTTAGGTTATTAAATGTTTTTTCACAATATTCATAATGTTTTACAATCGGAATAATGCGGTTTATATCTTTTTTATCTTTATATTTGTTGTAGAACCAACTATGAGTTTGTGTGTATTCTGGTATATACGTAGGTTGTTGGAGTGTTATGTCATAAAGATTTTGGAGAATAAAATAATGTAAGAATTCTTTCTTATCTCTAACGTATATGCGTTTAAATTTGCTTATTAGGCGCTTTACTTCGCGTATATTAAGCGATAGCGTTTCACTATGGGAAATAGACGCAATGTAGCCTTTAGTTGAATTTAACGGCCTTATATAAACGGCACATATTTGGTTTTCTACAGGGTGGATTCCATTTGAATATGGAATTATTTCAATGAACGCCTCTTCTAAATCACTACTATATAACTCTTCTAATTGATTTTGATTTTCAATCAACCAATACATAACTTTTGTTTTGCATTAATATAATGTGAAAATATTAGATATCCAAACTTAGCTACCCTTTTTTTTATTTTGATTAGGATTAAATGTTGCGTTTATACCTGTAAGTGGGTTTCCATTTGATGAAGTAAGAGCAGTAGTAGCAAGTTTTAGATTTCCTATTTTTTCAGCAATTCTCATTCCTTTAGGTTTAGTAATTTTAAATAAATCTTTTATACTAGGTTTATCTTCTGTAGTAGGAATATCAGTTGTAGGTGGCATCACATCTTCAGTAGTAAAAGGAGATGGATAGAATTTTAAGTAATTATTTCTTAAAAACTGTGTAAGACCTCTTCGTTTCAATCTTTTTTCTTGAATAATAGTTATATTATAATTTGTTTTTTCTACTTCTTTTTCTTCTCCAGAAATAGTCCATAAAAGTTGAAAAGGTGTGAATAGTTGCCATAACCAATCTCCTTTTTGGTTAGTTAAAGCATCATAGGTATCTTTACTAATTTCAAGATAAATATCTTCATTTACTTTAACACAAAAATATCTTGTAAATACTCCTAAATTATAATCATCTTCAGTTGGGTTTGGATAAAATGAAGTTGGAAGATGTTTATATGTTGACTCATCTAAACTAATATTTTTTAATGTCGTATAATTAACAATCATCTCTTCAGAATATCCTGGAGCATCTATAGAATCAAATATAGTAGGTGCATCTGTAAATGCTATTTTAGATTGGAGGATGTTTTGATTATAATCTGTTTCTGTTGGAACTACTCTAACCAATTCATCATTAACCCCATCATCAGGATTTTTTCCTGTAAAATATTGACCTGTATAAGTTTTATAGTAATATCCCGTATATTTCTTTTGATTAGATTTATATACTAAATCATCATTTCGAGAGTATAGATTAGTTGATATTTTATTTTTAGGTATATACATAATTATTAAGATGAAGGTGCTCTAAATACTAAATATGTCCAATTATTTCCTTTTCTCTCTTCATAGGGGAAATTTGTACCATAATTATCTGCTTTTGAGGTTGACCATCCTACTGAATTTATTTCTCCTACATAAATTTGGGTATGTCCATATTTTACATGAGTTTGACTTACAGGACCATCATTACAGTAATAAATAACAACATCTCCATACCCCCAAGTAGTAGTAGTTATTTGGTTAATTAATTCTTCTTTAGTAACTATTGATTTAGTTTTAGTATACCCTAAGTTTGTTAAATTATTATAATATTGAATATTATTATTAGCATTACCTCCAGCAGCTAATTGAGGGTTTTGCAATTCTCCCCCTCTTAAAAAGCTTACATAATTCTTTGCTAAATTATAAGTCCATCGAGCACACATACCACTCACTTCCCCATCTCTAGCAAACACTTCATTGTAAGATTCCTCCATTGCTTCAAATCTAGAGGTAATTAGTGGATTTGAAGATTCTGGTGGAGGATTTGATGATAATGGTAATGCTTGTCCCTGAACATCTACATTCCCCTGAACATCTATATTATTGGATGTATTTAGGGGATATGATGTTGGAATTTCGGATAATTTAGCAGCTGGTACTGATTGTGTATCAAGTTTTGTTTTCCATCCACTATTATTAACTGTATGATTAATACCTTTAATTTGGATATCCACTCCACCTTTTTCATATGAAGGAGGTAAAATTTCTTCACTAATTTTAAATTTTTGGTATAACTTCATCCCTGATAATCCTTCCATTTCTAATGAAAAATTAAATGGGAGAAAAAATGGGGATTGTAATTGTTGTTCACCCTTACTATCAGGTTGTGTTAGTCTACCTAAAATTAGAGAAGCATGAGTTGTATTAAGATTAGATAAAGTATCTATATTTTCAGGAAACCAATTTTTAGCATTATATACAGCTCCAAATGGACTTCTAAAAGAAGAACCTACCTTAATAATTTTTTTAAAATTGCTTTCTATTGTAACTTCTTGTTTTTTATCTTCACCCTCAGTAGTACTTTCATTATCATCCGTTGATAATACTTTTTCAGGAATTATTCTATCTTTTAACCCCGCATTATAATTTGAAAATGCTGTAGCATTTCCTGATTTCTGATTTCCATTACTTTGTGAACCTATTGCTACTGTAGCTGTAAAACTACTTGGTATTTCAGCATTTAAATCTAAACTTGTTAAAAAACTACCTTCTACTCCAGGTTCAACCCCAAATGTTTTAAAACGTGCATATTCTATTTCATCTTCAACTTTCTTTAACCTTTGAGGGATTTCTTCTATAAACTTAATCAAACCATCTTCAGTAACAGTAATAGTGATTTTATTAACTCCACCTAAGGATTGAGTAATACCTTTTATTAAATCTTTTAAAAAATCCATTAGATTAGCATTATTTTCTTCATCTAATGGTAATTCATCTAATACTTTGGTTATGTAGTAAAAATTAACAAACACACCCGCTAATCTCCCGACATAAGGTTCACCATCCACATTCCAAAAAGAAGATTTAGATAAAATTTTGTTAAAGTCAAATTGAGGTAATTCTAAATTTGGAATTGGGGGAGATGAATTGGTATATGGTATTAAACAAATTCTGGGGTCTGCTGAAAATCCTCCAGGAATTCTTAATATATAGTTTTCATCATTTTTTAGATCGTTAAAATCCATATCAAA